TGGACTTATAGAAATTATAAAATGGAATCACAACAATGGTATTAAGGTATACAGAATGCCTTCAGATATATTCCCATGGATGTCTCACTATAACTTCTCAGACCTACCAGATTATAAAAAGATCTGCACATTACTCAGTGGTGCTGGTAGCCTGGCTAAGAAATATGGTCAACGACTATCATTTCACCCTGGTCAGTTCTGTGTGTTGGCATCCCCTACCCCAGATGTTGTAACTGCAGCTATTGGTGAATTGGATAAAAATGCAGAAATTATGGACCTTATGGGACTACCTAAGTCTCGCATGTCAAAGATAAATATACATATTGGAGGTGCATACGGTGATAAAAAGTCTGCACTAGACAGATTCTGTAAAAATTATCTAAGGACATCACCATCTGTTCAGGCAAGGCTTACTGTGGAAAATGATGACAAAGCATCTATGTATTCAGTTCGTGATCTATATTACAGTGTATATGAACGTGTTGGTATTCCAATTGTATTCGACTACCACCACCATAAATTCTGTCCAGGTGAATTATCAGAAGAAGAGGCTCTAAGATTGGCTGCATCTACTTGGCCACCTGGAGTAAAGCAATGCACTCACTATTCAGAATCACGTAGGCGTGAACAGACACTTATTGTGGAAGAGTTCTTAAATAAAAGTAATATCACATTAAATAATATAGGCGACTTCCCAACTATGGAAACTCTATACAAGGATGCCAGCAAAATAAAGGTGCAGGCTCACTCAGATCTTATCGTAGATGAAATACTAGACTATGGCTTAGATATAGATGTTGTTGTAGAAGCAAAACATAAGGAGGTAGCAGTATTAGGATACTTAAATAAATACAAAAAAGGATTGGTAAAAGTTTCAAGTTAAGGAAATTTTTATTATATTAAACAATAAATTAATAATAACAAAAACAGGAGAAAAAACATGGTTTCATTAGAAGAAATACAAGCTACTCTAACTAACATTCTAGCAGATGTTGACAAGTTTAACAACGGTAATATGTCAGCTGGAACAAGAATTAGAAAAGCAATGCAAGAAGTGAAGAATCAAGCACAAGATTTACGTAAAAATGTGCAAGAAATTAAAAATAATAAATAATTAAAAGGAGAAGAAAATGGCAATTGACCTAAACGCAATCCGAGCTAAGCTCAACAATTTACAAAGTCAAACGACTAGAACAAACAATCTTTGGAAGCCTGAACCAGGCAAAAACCAAGTAAGGATAGTACCTTATCAATTTAATAAAGACAATCCATTCATAGAAATGTATTTTCATTATGACTTAGGTAAGAAGAACTATTTATCACCAGTAACATTTGGTGAAACCGACCCAGTAGTAGAATTTTCAGAAAAACTAAAATCATCAGGTAATAGAGATGATTGGAAGTTAGGTAAGAAGATGGAACCTAAAATGAGATGCTATCTACCAGTATTGGTAAGAGGTGCAGAATCAGAAGGTGTAAAGCTATGGGGATTTGGTAAGACAGTCTATCAAGAATTATTACAATTTATAGCTGACCCAGATTATGGTGACATTACAGATGTTAACAGTGGTAGAGATGTAGTTGTAACTTTTCATCCAGCAGATGGAGCAGAAAGATTCCCTAAGACTACTATTATGGTTAAGCCTAACCAGTCACCAGCAACTGAGGACAAGAACATTGCTGAAAAGATCTTAAATGGACAACAAGACATCTTTGACATCTACAAAAAAGTAGATTATGACACAATGAAAGCTGCACTACAAACTTGGCTTGATGGAGGTTCAGAAGAAGAATCTAATACTCCACAAGTAGCTCAAGCTGCACCTGCCGGAGTTCAAAAGAAGGATGATATTGGTGATGCATTTGATGATTTATTTAATGATAAAAAGTAAGAGGTAAACATGGCTAAGAAAAACAAAAGAGATGATTTGGCAAGTATACTTGCTGACTCACTAAATAAAAAGTTTAAGGACTTTAAGGTTGCTTATTTTTTGGATGGTTCTGAAGATACACCAACAGATCTAACTGAATGGATATCAACAGGCTCTTCTGTTCTAGACCTAGCTATTGCCAATAGGCCTCACGGTGGAATACCAGTAGGTAGAATAACTGAGATAACGGGTATGGAAGCAAGTGGTAAGTCACTGCTTTCTGCCCATCTCTTGGCTAATACACAAAAGCAAGGTGGTACTGCAGTCTATATTGACACTGAAAATGCTATGAATGAAGAGTTCTTAAGAGCAATTGGTATAGATGTGTCAAAGATGTTATATGTTCAGCTGGAAACAGTTGAGGATATATTTGAGGTGATGGAAACTATTATTATAAAGGCTAGGGAATCAGATAAGGATAAACTAGTAACTATAGTTGTAGATTCAATAGCAGCTGCAACCACAAGAGTGGAACAGTCGGCAGACTATGATAAGGACGGTTGGTCTACTGGCAAGGCAATTGTTATGTCTAAGGCAATGAGAAAAATTACAAATCTTATTGGTAGGCAAAGAGTTGCATGTGTATTTACTAATCAGCTTAGGCAAAAGCTTGGAGTAATGTTTGGAGACCCTTGGACAACAAGTGGTGGAAAGGCACTACAATTCCATGCAAGTTGTAGGTTGAGGTTAAAGGCTGCAGGACAAATTAAGGCTAAGGTAAAGGGCAAAGAACAGGTTATTGGAATTAAGACTAAGTGCGTTGTTGTAAAAAACAGAATGGGACCACCATTAAGGACTGCTGAGTTTAACATATTCTTTGAATCTGGTGTAGATGACATAGGTGGATGGCTACAGGTACTAAAAGACTATAAACTAGTCACAGTGTCTGGTGCATGGTACACCTATACAGACCCAGAAACAAATGAAGAGATTAAGTTCCAGTCTAAGGACTTCGAATCAAGAGTACTAAAGGATGAGGTTAATAAAAAGAGAATCTATAAGATGATTTGCGATGCTCTTGTTATGAACTATAAAGCAGATGAATTTGGTATTGATGATATCGTAATTGGTAATGATGATGTCCCTACGGGATAAAATAAAAAAGTTATAATTTATGGATGAAAGAAGAGAAAGGTATTTTAGGATACTTGACGGTCTTAAAGAGACCACTGAGGAAACTCACAAAAATAGTAGAATTCTACTAATTGATGGATTAAATACATTCATCAGAAGCTTTGCTGTTAACCCCAGCTCAAATGATGATGGTGTACATGTAGGTGGTATGACCGGCTTCCTTCAATCTGTAGGTTATGCGGTAAGGAATATAAAGCCTACAAGAGTTATAATATGCTGGGATGGGAAGGGTGGTTCTGCCAAGCGCAGGAAGATATTCCCAGACTATAAAGCAAATAGGAGGGTTAGGACTAGGCTAACTAGGATGTCTAACTATGGTAATGTTAGTGATGAATCAATTGCAATGGGCCAACAAATAAAAAGGCTCACACAATATCTTGAAACACTACCAGTTACTGTATTAGCTACAGAAAACATAGAAGCAGATGATGCAATAGCTTACATATGTGAGCAAATATATCCAATGTCTCAGAAGTTTATAATGTCTACTGATAAAGACTATTTACAGCTTGTAAACGACAAGGTTCAGGTCTGGTCTCCTACAAAGAAGAAGTTCTACTTTGAGGAAACTATACTAGAGGAATTTCAAGTTCCTGCAAAGAACTTCTTAGAATATAGAACACTATTAGGTGACAGCTCAGACAACATTCCAGGAATTAAAGGGTGTGGCCTTAAGACTCTACAAAAGAGGTTGCCAATAATCTTTGATGACAAAAAAGTAAGTGTAGATGATATTATTAAATATGCAACTGAGCACAGGGATGAAGCAAAGATCTTGGGCGACATATCAGACTCATCAGAGAAGATAGAGCTTAATTTTGATCTAATGCAACTAAGAGAGGTTGATATATCTGGTTATGCAAAGACTTCTATAATGGATATTGTAAAGAGGCCAATACAGAGGTTAATAAAGTTTGAATTCTTAAAGATGTTCTTAGAAGACAGAATAAACAGCACAATGAAGAACCCAGAATTTTGGTTGCAAGATACATGGAGAAGTTTAGATTCATATTCAATAGTAGAGGATAAGGATGAGCAATAAACTATCAGAATACGGATATAGCTTTCAGATAAAGATACTAACATGTCTGTTTACTGATAAGGCATTCCTCCAGCAAATTATAGACATCCTGCATGCCGAGTATTTTGAAAATGATGCAAACAAATTCTTAGTAGATATTATAAGAGAATACTTTAGTGACTATAAAAGCTCACCAACTAAGGAGGTTCTTAAGGTAAAAGTTACAGAGATAGATAATGATGTCTTAAAAGAGACTGTAATATCTCATCTAAAAGATGTTTATAGATATATTGGCTCTGAAGACCTAGACTTTGTTAAGGAGCAAACACTAGACTTCTGTAAGAATCAAAACTTAAAGAATGCAATTGTAAAGTCTGTAGACCTATTAAAGAGTGGAGAATATGATTCAATAAAGTCTTTAATTGATGATGCTATGAAGGCTGGTGCAGAGAGAAACTTAGGTCATGAATATCTAGTAAACATTGATGACAGATACTCAGAATCAGTAAGGAACACATGTACAACTGGATGGGATGTAATTGATGAGTTGGCAGATGGTGGCTTAGGTAAAGGTGAGCTAGGAGTAATGGTAGCTCCTGCAGGTATTGGTAAGTCATGGGCACTTGTAAATGTAGCTGCAAATGCAGTTAAGGCTGGAAAGACTGTGTTACATTATACACTAGAGTTAAATGAAGCATATGTTGGACTAAGATATGATAGTGTATTTACGGGAATTGCAGCACAAAACCTAAAGTACAATATAGATGAGGTTAAGGAAACTGTAGAAAAGCTTACAGGCAATCTTATTGTAAAGTACTATCCTACAAAAGGTGCATCAGTCAATACTATTGCAGGCCATATAGAGAGGTGTAGAATGCAAGGCATAGATCCCGATCTAGTTATAGTTGATTATGCAGATCTACTAAGAGGTCAGGGTAAGTCAACTGAGCTAAGGATCCAGCTAGGTAATATATATGAAGATCTAAGGGGTCTTGCAGGTGAACAGGAAATACCAGTATGGACAGCATCTCAAGCGAATAGGTCTGCACTCCAAGAAGACATAATACAGGCAGATAAAATTGCAGAATCATATAGTAAGATAATGACTGCCGACTTAGTAATCTCTTTGTCTAGAAAGATAGAAGACAAGGTTGATGGAACAGGTAGATGGCACGTCATTAAAAATAGGTTTGGTCCCGATGGAATCACACTTCCTAGTAAGATGAATGCAAGTAATGGACACATAGAGATATTTGCACAATCATCTGTACAAGGTAAGGAGGTTCAAAATACGATGGACAACCATGAAGAGACAACAAGGAAATTACTTAAAAATAAGTTTCGGGAACTCAATGAAGAACAGGCTTAATATACATATATAATGATATTTATAGATACAAAAATAACAATAATAAACGGAGAATAATATGGCGCTTTTTGAAGAAAGAGTGCCTTTTAAGCCTTTTGAATACCCGAT